AGGGAAAGAGGGACTCCGAAATTATCTAGCGTCAGTTGACATATGTAGTTAACAAGTTAATTATAATAAGTAAAGTAGGTTAACAAAAAAGCACTATGTTAATAAGTCTTGCAGAATTGGCTATGCTGAAAAACGTGTCTAGGGCTGCGGTTACAAAGAAAATCAAATCTGGTAGATTACATGGTGCAGTTGTTAACCACAATGGCAGAAAAATGGTTAACAAAGAAGAAGCATTCAGATTATGGGATATGGCTGATTCAAGAGTTGTAACAACAGTTAAAAAAGAACTTAAAGAAAAAATAGATAGTCTACCTGCTGATTCAATACCTGATTTTGCAGAAAGTAAAGCTAAAAGAGAATTTTATCTAGCAGAATTAGCAAAGTTAGATGTAGAGGAAAAGAAAGAACAGTTAGTTAGTGTTGATGAAATAAAAAAAAGTAGTTTTGCAAAAGCTAGAGCTATGAGAGAAGCATTCACTAACTTAGCAGATAGGTTAAGTCATCAGTTAGCAGGTGAAGATGATGCAACTGTTATACATAATTTATTATCTACAGAACACAGAGAAGCACTAGAGAACTTAGCACAATGAACGCATGGGAAGAAGGATTTATAGCAGGTCTTAAACCAGAAAAACCATTATCTGTTAGTGAATGGTCTGATACTTATAGAATCTTGTCTAGTAAGGCTAGTGCAGAACCAGGTAAATGGAGAACAAGTAGAACACCATACTTAAAAGAACCAATGGATTGTTTAGGTACACAAAGTCCTATACAACGTGTGGTTTTAATGTTTGCTGCACAGACAGGTAAAACGGAAGCACAAAATTGTTGGTTAGGTTATGTGATAGACCATGCACCTGCACCTATGTTACTTGTACAACCTACAGTGGAAATGGGTAAAAGATTAAGTAAGCAAAGATTAGAAAGTATGATAAATGATACACCTTGTCTAAATGAAAAAATTGCACCTGCTAGAACAAGAGATAGCGGTAATACACTATTCAGTAAAGAATTTCCTGGTGGCATGATGCTTATTACAGGAGCAAATTCAGCAACAGGACTAAGATCAACACCATGCCGTTATATAAGTTGTGATGAGGTAGATGCGTTTCCGTCAGATGCGTCAGGTGAAGGTGATCCTGTAGCTCTTGCGGAAAAAAGGGCAACAACATTTAGTACACGTAAAAAAGTATTACTTACATCTACACCTACTATCAAGGACTTTTCAAGGATTGAAGCAGAATATTTAGCAAGTGACCAAAGGTTATATTATGTACCTTGTCCTATCTGTGGTGAGTATCAGGATTTAAGGTGGAAACAATTACAAAAAGATGATGTAAATAATGTTAAATATAAATGTATACATTGTGAAGGTTTATTCGATGAAAGTCACAAAACAAAAATGCTTAGAAAAGGAGAATGGAGAGCTAATAAAGAAGGTGATGGTATAACAGCAGGTTTTAGACTTAATGGTTTATATAGTCCATTAGGCTGGTTTAGTTGGAAAGAAGCAGTAATGGAATTTAATAAGGCAAAAGGTGATGCACCATTAATCAAGACATTTGTTAATACACGTTTAGCAGAAACATTTGAAACAGATTATGTAAGTGCAATGAGTGCAGAAGGATTGTTAAAAAGATGCGAGAGTTATGAACAGGCTACTTGTCCAGATGGTGTATTGTTTTTAACTCAAGGGGTTGACTGTCAGATAGACAGACTAGAAGTTAGTACATGGGGTTGGGGTAAATATGAAGAATCATATCTAATAGATCATGTACAGCTATGGGGTGACCCACATCAAGCAGAAGTATGGAAGCAACTGGAGATAGTAATAAATCAACAATATGAACATGAAAATGGTAAAAGTTTAGTACCTGTTATTACTGCTGTTGACTCAGGTGGTTTACATACATCAGAGGTTTATCAGTTTGCTAGAGAAAAAGTAGCACAGGGAGTTATTGCTATAAAAGGACAATCACAGGCTAATAAACCTGCAATAGGTAGACCTACAAGAGTAGATATAAATTTTAGAAAAAGAAATAAAGCTATAAAAAAAGGTGGTTTAGTATATCCATTAGGAGTTGATACTATAAAAAATACTTTAATGGGTAGATTAAAGAATAATAAAATAGGTAGTGCTGGCTATATACATTTTCATGCAAGTACAAGCGAGGAATATTTTAAACAGATAACAGCAGAAAGACAGATACTAAAAACAAATAAATCTGGTTTTCAAGTACCACAATGGGTTAAAAAAGGTAATACAAGAAATGAATGTTTAGATACTTGGGTATACAGTTACGCAGCTATGTGTTTTTATATAAGTAAATTTAATAGAAATACAGTGTGGCAACAATTAGAAAATAAAATGAATAAAGCTGATAATGTAGATAAGCCTAAAAGAGCTACAATAAAAACAGCACCTAAAAAAGATTTTGTTAATTCCTGGTAAAGCTAATGTTTAAATCTGACTTACCTAGTATTATTGTTGCTGGTACTACTATCGAATGGGTAGATAAAGCGACAACTGCTGGTATTAATGAGAGTATTACAAGTCCTGATTGGACATTAGAATATTATTTAAGAACTAATACAGCTAGTGAGGGACATACTGTACAAGGTACACAATATTCAAACAGTACAGGTTGGCAGTTTACAATAAGTGCTACTGACAGTGCAGCATTTGATGCAGGTAATTGGTATTGGGCTGCTAGAGCATTTAAAAGTGGCAAAGTTTTTGAACTAGGTACAGGTGAGCTAGAAGTAAAACAATCATTACAATATTCTGGTACACCTGCTGCTATAGACAATAGAACACAAACAGAAAAAGATCTTGATGCTGTTGAAGCTGCTATTAGGGCTATGGTTGCAGATAAGGCACAGGAATATAGCATTGGTAATAGAACATTTAAAAGAATAGATTTAGACAAGTTAAGAGAGTTAAGGGCTGAATTAAAAAGTAGAGTTGCTAGTGAAAAGCGTTATAGTTTAATAAGTCAGGGTTTAGGAGACCCTAAAACACTTTATGTACGCTTTTAAGGGGGTTAAATGGGCTTAAGAAACGCTTGGAAGGGCTTATTTACATCTAATAACGACTTAAATAGCCGTAGAAATAGGTTAAAAAGAATGTATGCAGGTGCAAGAGTAGATAGAACTAACCTTAGTTGGATTACACCATTATCTTCACCAGATCAAAGTTATAAAAATTCTATTGAACTACTTAGGAAAAGAGTTCATGATTTAGTACGTAATAATAATTATGCAGCACAGGCAGTTAGATATGCAACAAATCAGATAGTTGGACAGGGTGTAACTATGCAGGCACAGATAAAAAGTCAAAGAGGCGGTACACCTAATACAAGACTTAATGAATCTATAGAAAGTGAATGGAGTAGATGGGGTAGAAAAGATAGCTGTGATATACGTGGTGTTTTGTGTTTTTCTGAAATGGAAAGACTTGCAGTAAGGTCAATGATAGAAAGTGGAGAATGTTTTATTGTTATACATAGAAAAGCATACGGTAGAAGTAAAATACCTTTTTCATTAGAAATATTAGAAGCTGAACAGTTAGATGCAGATTATAAAGGTTTGAAAAAAGACAACAAAAATGTATGGAGGTTAGGTATAGAAATAAGTCCAGAAGGCAGGGCTGTCAGTTATGCGTTTCTAAGAAAACATCCTGGAGATACAACACTTGAAAATCCTATAAAAGAAAAAAGACATATAATTGTACCTGCTAAAGATGTAATACATTTATTTATGCCATTAAGACCAGGACAGCATAGAGGTGTACCTTTTTTAGCTAGTGCAATAAATCATTTACATCAGTTAGATGGCTACATAGAAGCAACAGTAGTTGGACAACGTGCAAGCAGTGCATTGATGGGATTTATTACAAGTCCAGAGGGTGAACTAGATGCAGGTGGTGAGGTTTTTGATTATGAGCGTGTAAGTGGATTTGAGCCTGGTGCATTTAAATATTTAGCACCTGGTGAATCTATATCTGTACCTGATTTAGATAAAGCTAATGGCGAATTTGAACCATTTGTAAGGGCAATGCTTAGAAGTATGGCAAGTGGTTTAGGTTGTAGTTTTGAGGCTATAAGTTCTGATTATTCACAATCTAATTACAGCAGTAGCAGATTAGCAATGATGCAAGACAGAGATCATTGGAGAACAATACAAAAAATGTTAAAGGAAACTTTTTATCAGCCTATATATGAATATTGGTTAGAGATGGCTGTATTAAGTAATACATTATCCTTGCCAACATATACAACAACACCAGAAGTATATGAAAAAGTTAGATGGGTCTGTAGAGGTTATAGCTATGTAGATCCACAGAAAGAAGTGGCAGCAATGAAAGATGCTGTTAGGTGTGGATTTAAAACATTAACTGATGTTGTTAGTGAAAATGGTGGTGATATAGAAGAACTGCTTATTGCAAGACAGACAGAACTGGCAAAACTAGATGAAATGAACATTATTACAGATAGTGACCCATCAGCTACAAATAAATCTGGTGGTAGTCAATATAAACCTATAAATACTGTAGATCCTTTTGGTGATACTGATGCACCTACAGGAGAAGATGCAGAAAACGTAGCAGAGGGTTCAGATGGCAATTATTAATGGCACAGAAATAGATCTTATGCCTACAGCAGGTATGAAAGAAGAAGCACAGAGATATAGAGATTGGAAATCAGAAGGTGAGGCTGGTGGTACAGAAGTTGCACGTAGAAGGGCAACACAAATATTAAGTGGTAATGAATTATCACCTGATGTGGTCATACAAATGTCAGCATGGTTTGCAAGACATGAAGTAGATAAGCAGGGTGAAGGTTTTTCGCCTGGTGAAGATGGCTACCCAAGTAATGGTCGTGTTGCATGGGCTGCTTGGGGTGGTGATGCAGGTAAAAGTTTTTCTGATGCAAAATCAGCTAGAATAAAAGAATTAAGAAACAATGATGCCATGCCTAAAACAAAACGGTCTGTAAAACGTGCAGAACCAGACGCATTATCTGTAGGGGATTATGTTAGATGGAACGCAAGTGGTGGTACAGCA